GTGGCCATGGTTCCCGGCACCGGCGGTTGAGGCCGCGTGGGTGTGAGACAGATTCTGACCTTGCTGAAGCGAGCCCAAGGTGCGAGCTGGATCAAGGCCACGCCCGTCATCCAGGGCGCGAATAAACACACCACGACTGTCGCCGACATTGAAGGTGGTGACGCCGTCACCGGCGCCGTACCGGGTGCCAATGACCGCAAACAGTTTTGCGTAGGTGGTTCGCGAGACGTTGGCACCGTTACGCTTTAACCAGCCCTCGGGTGCGTTGGGCATGTCGAATGCGGCCACCATGCCTACGAATGAATCGTTGATGCTTTCTTCAAGCACGACCAGCGCGGCGGTAGTGGCCAGGATCTCGCTGCTGTCATCCCATGGGTCATCGCTGATGGCGTTGGGGATCTGGTCCAGCTCCACGTCGGCCTTGGTTGTGCCGCGGGCGCGCAACTGCGCATAGTCGCCGTTGTGGGCCGCAAAGTGCTGCACCAGTGGTCTGTCGATTTGCTCGACCGTTCTTCGATCGGTCACCGTCCCTGACTCTGAAAGATCCGCCAGATGAATCAGGTAGTGCTGCACCCCGGCACTGTCGATGTAGTCGCGCAGGTCCGCCCCCCACTTGATCCCCCAACCCACCGCTGCACTATTGAGTTGTCGTTCCAATGCCACGTCCAGCCAGGCTTGGGTCGGCAGGCGCTGAGGGACTACGGCCAAATCTTTTGCCAGTTCCACGCGCAGCCCTTCCAGAAGGGCCAGGCCGGCTTTGACGTGATACCCCCCGCCGGTTCTGACCAGTTGCAGGCCATGACCAAAAAAGCATGCGCGACCGAACACGTCGCGATTCGCCAGGCGCTCACGCTCATCGATGTCGCGCAGGCGCACGGTGAAATCGTGCTGCCAGGTGCTGGCGTCAATGGTGACTTCCATCAACGCCTGGGCCCCGTCGAACGCCACCAGAAAGTTACGGGTAACGTTGTTGCCGATCTGCTGAGGCGGGGTATTTTTGCGCTTCTGCTGGGTGGGCACATAGGCCACCGAGAGCAACACGTCCTCGGCAGTTTCCAGCCCGATCCAGTTCCAGTCGAAGTCGCCGATATCACTGCCCATCATCAGGCTGTACACCACCTGATTGGGGTTCACGAAACCTTTCTGGGTGTAAGCCTGTGTATGGACGATTTGCTCGGGTGGTGGTTTGGGGGCGTCCCGGTCCACCGGTTGTTCCGGGTCCAGATCGGGCACCATGGCAATGATGAACCGCACCACCTTGAGCTTTTCGTGGGCGGCCTGTTTTTCGGCAATCAGCCGTTCGCCGGCTTTGGTGATACTGGCGGACATCGGCGCTCCTACAGTGTGGCAACCAGCGTTTGCTGGTCGTCGTTGAAATCGATCAGGGCGACCCGCACGGTCACGGGGGTGATGGTCACAAAGTCATAGCGCCGGCAGGTGCGGCCGTATTGCTGGACGAGCACGCGCAACAGCTCAGGGTTGTCCGCCAGTTGCGAGTCTGTGAGCTTGAGCAACACCACGTCCCAGTCCCGCTCGGGCAGGCGCTCTTCGATCTCGACATAGCCCACCCCCAGACGATTGAGGATGCGCTTCATGCCGGCGGTGGATCCGGCATCCACCGAGTTGATAAAGGCGTACTTGACCCGCAAGCGGTACAACGGCTCAGGCTCTGTACTGAAGCGCGTGATGTCCCGCTGCCAGGCCAGCAGGTCGAGAATGGTCAGGTGGCAGTGTTCGGGGTCCATCTGATGCAGCGGCCAGTGCAGCCAGCCTTGCACGGTCTCCCACCAGGCCTGCGCGGCCGCGCACAACTTGGCCAGCTCGCCGGCGCCGAGCCAGAACGGCAATTTCAACTTACGCATGGAGTTGTACCGCCAGGCTTTCGATCCGTGGCACGTTCAGCTCGGACACGATGTCGCTGTTGCTGAAATGCAGCGACTCGATGCGTGGGAACTGCGCGTGCAGTTCCTCGCCCAAGCGGCTGAACGAAAACCGCGACTGGGGGAAGGTCAGCGTCGGCTGGTAATCGCTGGCTGTGCTTTCGCGAAAGGCGGCGCGGATAAATTGCTCGACCTGTTCCTGCAACTGACTGCGTTGCTCGGCGCTCAGGTTCGGGCGTGGCCACACCTCCAACGCAATGGCGTGGCGGGTGTCGGGCATGACCTTCACCAGCAGGTCGTCGCCATGGCCATGGTTGCCGCCTTCGCGGATGTAGGCGTTGATCTGCTGCAGGTACTCGTCTGCCGGCACGCCCGCCTCAAACAGCACAAACGCATTGGCACTGCCTGGCCCGCGGGGTGCATCGTGCTCAAAGTAAACGCCGTCCGGGCGCACGCCTGGGAATGAGGCGATCATGGCGCGATACACCGCGTCAGTGTGGTACTGGTTAACCGCCGAAAACTGGTTGCGGGTACGCAACTGCAACTGGTCATTGGGTTCGGCGTCGGCGCCGGGTTGGGTCAGCCAGTCCTCTGCGTTCACCACTTGGGCAATGCCCGGTACCGGCACCGGTAAAATCGCGTAGTACCCGGGCGCCAGGTTGTAACCGCTGCCGACTTCCGTCGCCTCGACGGGGATGGACAGTTGCAATTGGCCGTCCGTGAAAATGCCGGGCAGGGTGGTGGTCAGTTCGTAGACGTGGCCATTGATGGCCGCGGAGTGCACGCGGGTGCCCACCGGCACCTCCATCGAGCCAGCGCTGCCGGTGCGGGTAAACAGCAGTTCCCCTTGCGCTTTGGTCGAGCCTTTGCGCTCGGTGTTCACCGCCCAAGCGAGCATATCCAGCCAGCCATCGACGGCGGTTTTGACAAACAGGTTGGGCAAGACCGTGTCGATGATGAAGCCCATCAGCCACACCACCGGTTTGGTCACCAGCTCGCTGACGATGCGCCAGAACGGTGACCAGGCGCTGGTGTTGCTGATGTTGCTGCCCTGAGCCGCGGCCTCTTTTTCCCAGGCTTTTTTCAGCTCGGCCTCGGTGGTTGGGATGCCGGCATCGCGTAGCGCCTGTTTGAAATCGACGTCGCTCATACCGTCACCTTCACATGGCCGAACTTCACAGTAGTGGCCGTCACCAGGTAGCGGCCGGGTGCCTCGGGCACGATTCGCGCGGTGCCGGGCACCAGGCGTTCGTCGGCCTCCACCAGCAGCTCCAGCTGTTGCCGGCAGTCACGCTGACGCAGCGGGTCGCGCTCGGCCACCAGCGTCACCAGCAGCCCGCTGTCACGGATCATGTGGGCGATGTCCTGGGCGATGCTCGCACGATCGTCCACCAGCAGGGGCTGGTGAGACGGATCGAGCACTAGGTCATTGCCGGCAATCAGCAGATCGATGTATTCGCTCATCCGGCCATCTCCATCAGCCCTTCAAGTTCATGGGTGGTCATGGGTTTGCTCGTGTAGATGTGTTGGTTCTCGACGTGGGTGCCCTTGTTCTGCGTGGTGCTGTTCTGAAGGCTGGTCAGCAGGCCGCCGGGGGGCACCGCGGCGGCGCGGTTGGGGGAGAGCGAAGGGATCGCGGCGTTGATGGTTTGCTGGGCGCGCTGCGCGGCCTCAAGACTCGCCAGATCTGGGCCGGCCGGGAGTTCGCCGAACTGCGCCTTGATATGCACGCCGGGGATCTTGTTCAGCATCGCGATCAGCCCATTGATGGCGCTGTGAAAGATCGCCACGATGCCGTCCCACGCCGCCTTGGCCATGCCGGACCAGCCGCCCATGGAATCGAACCAGGCGGACAGGGCGCTCAACTGCTCACTGACCCATTTGAACGCCGCCGTTTCCATCAGGGCGGTGGTCCATTCGTCCCAGAAGTAGACGGCGGCGAGAATGACAGCGACCAGGGCGAGGATCCCCAGCACGATCCAGGTCACCGGGTTGGCCCACAGCGCGGCATTGGTCAGCCAGATCGCGGCTTGCCAGAGCAACATGCCGCCCCGGACAAGGCCCATCCAGGTGTACATCAACACCAGCCCGGTGACGAACAGGCCGATCATGATCACGTGCCCCAGCACGCGCAGCGCGCCGCGCAAATTCAGCAGGTTCCAGACCTTCAGGAGCGCCACTGAACCGACAAAAACCGTACGCCATACGCCAAACACGAACGTCATCAGCGCCACGCCGGCGGTTAGGCCCAACACGGTCAGCGCTGCCAGGCCGATGACCCGCGTCAGGTTGGGAAACAGCGTGGTCCATCGTGTGACCGAGCCGCCACCTTCGGCGAGCCGTTCCAGAATGGGGTTCAAAGTGGGCAGCAGTTTCTGGCCGAAGGAAATCCGCACGGCCATGATTGCGCTGTCGAAGCGCTCCCACGGATCGGCGATATCCTTGGCCATTTTGTCCGCCTGCTCCAGCCCTTTGACCTTGGCCAACTGGTCGATGTTGTTGGCCAGGTCACCGGTTTTGGGCAGCAGTTGGGTAATCAGGCCCATCGCCTGTTTGCCGCCGAACGCCTTGCTGATCAGGTCGGTTTTGGCGGCGTCCAGATCGCCAAACTTGCCGTTGATCTTGCCGAGAATGTCCACCATCGGCAGTAGCCGACCTTGGCTGTCGGTAAAAGACAGGCCGAGCTTTTGCTGCGCACCGTAGGCGCTGGCGAGAAAGGCGCGGTATTTGGTGCCAGCCTCACCACCACTCATGGTCGCCTGCAGCGTGCCGAGAATGGCGATCTGTTCGGCGGCCTGGACACCGGCCGATGCCCCGCTGGCCCCCAAGGCGGTGAAGGCGTTGCTCATGCCTTGGCCGGTGGTCTTGAACATTTGCACGGCGGTTGCCGTTTGCCCCGTCAATTGCTCGACCCAGGCGCCTTTGCCCATGGCGTCGGCCTGGGTCTGGAAGATCCCGTACATCGTGCCCACGTAATCGGTGATGGTCGCGGCATCGGCCTTGGTGGCCTTGGCCAACAGGTTGGACGCGCCGGTGAAGGTCGCCAGCTGGGTGCCGGTCAACCCCGCAATCGCGCTCTGAATGTCATAGGCCGAACTGACAAACGCCGTGGCGTTGGTGCCGTAGGCGATACTGAATTGCAGGGATTTTTTATTGAGCAATTCCAACGCATCCGCCGCCACGCCCAGGCTCTGCACTTCGCCCAGCGCTGCGTTCTGCCCCAGTGCCGGCGCCATAGCCGCCTTCAAGGCGTAGGCGGTGCCGACCATGCCGGCCATGCCCACGCCCATTTGCTGGATGCCTTTCTGGCCACGGGTGGCCAGCTCGCTGAAACTGGTTTTAACCTTGCCCAACGGCTGGCTCACGCGGTCAACCAAGCGCAGGATAAAATCCAGCTTGCTGGTGGCGGATGCGCTCATTTATTGATCCTTGCTCAGCCTTTGAGGGCCATGGCGATGCCGTTGGCCACGGCGATTTCCATGCGTTTCCAGTGTTCGTCTTCCAGCCATTTGGCGGTGCCCA